GCCGCCAGACGTTGGCGGCGAGCGACGGTGAAGAGACGCAGGGTGGCGCAGCCTGGCAGCGCGTCGGACTCATAACCCGAAGGTCGTCGGTTCAAATCCGACCCCTGCAACCAACTCGGAGGCACGATGGCGACGAAGACCGTGAAGAAAACGCTTGGGAACACCGACGTCGCGGGCGCCGCGAAAGCCGTCAGCGATCTCAAAGTCTTCGGCAACGGCGATACGTGGCAACTCCTGTGCAAGGCGTCCAGCCAGCGTGAAGGCTGGATGAAGAGCACGAAGGCGATGGAGATCCCCGGCGTCGGGTGCGTCGTGCAGGTCACCACGCAGCAGGGTGAGCAGATCGCGGAGGCACTCGTGTTCGTGCCGGGCGTCGTCGTGCAAGCGGATGGGGTCCACGGCGGCCGGCGACTCGTGCCGCCTGGGTATCAGCCGCCCGTGCCGCTCGAACAGCCCGTCGAGGCGTAGTCGGTCGTCGGTCGCTCCCTAACCGGTAGCCGGGTGGCTTGAAGGTTGGGTGTCCGTAGTCGCAGAACCCGAAGTTGATCCCACGACAGAGCCAGCACGGGATCCGTCCGCGCGTTCGACAGGTGCGCCGCGGACCCAAGGGAAACCCATCGACTACGGCGAACAAGCGAAGCGGCTCTGCGCGCGGTGTGTGGACGACGCCCGCAACAACCAGCCCCGGCTCGACCGCGACCGCCAGGACTGGCAGAACCTGTTGATCTACCGTGGCGGACGCGATAACCACTGGTCGGTCTTCGATCACAACTCGAACAGCTACGTTCCTCGCGGCCACGACCCCGAAAAGGGCGGCCTGCCCGAGTGGGTGCCGCGGCCGGTCACCAACGTCTTTGCGACCTGCATCGACGGCATCATCGCCATCCTCGACCAGTCCGAACCCGCGAAGCTCTGGAGCCCGTCGACCGACGACGACGCCGACCGCGCCACCGCGGAAGTCGCGGAAGATGCCGACCCCGTGCTGCTCGAGGAAATCGGCTACGACTCGCTGCGCTCAGAGCTGCACAAGCTCGTGTGCCTGACCAACGGCGCCGCGCTCGTCCTCTACTACGACAATGACGAGCGCCACGGGATGCAGCAGATCGACCTACTGCGTTGCCCCCACTGCGGAGTCGAGACGACCCCAATGGAGCTGGAGGACGCCGGCAACGTCTGCCCCGACGAGGAATGCCTGGACCCGAACACCGGCCAGCCGACCTCCGGCGAGTTCTTCGAGCCCGTGATCGATCACATGGGGAAGCCGGTCGGCCTCCCCTATCCGAAGGGCAAGGTCTGCGCCTCGCTCATCCCCAGCTTCGAGTATTCGCTCCCCACCAGCGCCCGCGTCGCGGACAGCAAGCGTGTCCCGTGGGTGCTCACGCACTCGGAGATGGCGAAGGAAGACGCCATCGTCCGGTGGAAGAAAGCGAAGTCTGTCGTCGAGGCGCAGGGCTCGCGCAAGAGCGGCGGGCTCCAGCACGCCTACGCGCGCGGGATGCGGGCGCTGTCGTCCCCCATCCGCGCGAGCCAGAGCGCGATGGGCGCGTCGAAGGCGTCCGGCCCGATCGTCTACATCCTGCAGCACGACCCGATCGACGACGACGACTTCTACTTTCCCGACGGCCTGCACGCCGTCATGATCGAAGACACGTTGATGGAGAGCGGGCCGCTGCCCGTCACCAACGACGAAGACGTCGCGGTCAAGAGCATCCTCATCCGCTCGTTCGCGCACTCCCCGGGCTGCGCCTTCGGCAAGCCGCCGGCCGACGACCTCGTGCCGCTCCAGATCAGTCGGAACCTCGTCGACTCGCTCATCCAACTGATCCTGATGCACGACGCCGCGCCCCGTACGTTCATTCCGCTCAGCGTGACCCTGGAGAACCAACCGACCGGCCGGCCCGGCGAGAGCATCTTCTACCGCTCGATGCTCCCGGGCGACAAGCCGCAGACCGACCGGGGCGTCAATCCCCCCGAGGGACTCTACAAGTACCTCGAAATCATCGACACGAAGTTCCAAGAGATCAGCAAGCTCAACTCCGTCCTGGCCGGCGCGCGACCCGAGGGCGACCCCACGCTGGGCGAAGTGCAACGGCTCGAAGAGAACGGAATGCGCTCGTTCAAAGAACCGCTCGACATGCTCGTGCGGTTCGAGAAGGACCTCTCGCTGATGCTCTTCTGGATCGCGAAGCGGTCCGCCTGGGCCGACCGGATGCGCCGGGTCCGCGGCGAGAACGGCCAGTGGGAGATCAGCCAGTTCAACGCGAGCGACCTCGACGGCAAGATCGACGTCCAGATCGACCGGCAATCCGCGTGGCCGAAATCCCCGCTCGCGAGGCTCCTGCGGATGGACAAGGCGTTCGCGTGGGGCGTGCTCATGCCGCCGGCGCAAGACCCCGAGCTGCAGCAGAAGTGTCTCGTCGAATTGGATCTCATCGGCATGAAACCGTCGATGGACGCCGACCGCAAGCAGGTCGCGCGGAAGCTCGATCGGTGGAAAGCGGCGCACAGCCCCGAAGAGATCGCGCCGCCCGATCCGATCACCGAAGAACTGCCGCTGCACTTCCACTTCTGCAAGCAGTTCCTGAAGACCGAGGAGTACGAGCAGCTGCAGGAGGCGAACCCGCCCGTCGCCCAGGCGATGGCGATGCACGTCCAGATGATCCAGCAGTTCCTGCAGCAGCAGCAGATGGCCGCCGCGGCGATGGCCGCGGGCCCGCAACCGCCCGACAGCCGCACGCCAGCCGAGAAGGGCGACGGCACCGCGGTCGAGGATGCGGTCGCCTCCGGCGCCATTCGGCCCGCCGGCGGCGAGCCGGCACCGCCTGACCAGCTCCAGGCGGCGATCAGCAGCGGCGTACTGCGCCCGGCGGGGAACGAACCGGCACCGCCCGATCCACTGCAGCAGGCGATGGACAGCGGCGCGTTGATGCCGACCGGTGCGATGCCCGCGCCACCGCCGATGCCGTCAATTGACGATCTCATGGCGCAGGGCGTCTTGCAGCCCGCGCCGCAGGAGCCGCGCGTGTAGAGCGGGAATAAAACATAGTGCCGCGGGGAATAAAAAATATTCCCTCGCGCCACACGACGTTGACGAGGGGCTCTTGGCGTTTGCCTCTGTACCCACCCGGCTCAGCACCGTGAGCGCCCCGGGTCCTTCGTCATCACTCGGATCGGTCGCGGTTTTTCACTGAACACCGCGGCCTCGCAGACGCCCTTCGGGGTGGTCGGGGCCGCTCAAGGCGAACTGGTGCGCGACGCCGGTGCGCCGGAGGACTGTCTTATGGGATTCAGAGTTCAGGTCGGCCCGTTCGGGAACCTCGCCGCGCTGCTCGACGACTGTATGGCGCGCTTCGAGGCCCCCCTTACGACGGAGCCGATCGACGCGCCAGCCGGCGGGGGTGGTGAGACGCCACCAGAGAACACCGGCGCGGAGGGAGATCCTCCGCCTTCGGAACCGGTCCACGCCGGGAACGAGGACGACGACGACGAGTTCGACGACGACCCCGACCTCAAGGACGACGGCCAACCCATTACGTCGGATCGGTTCAAACGGGTCACCGGCAAGCTCGCGAAGCTGAATCGCCGGGACAAGAAGTTCCGAACGACCGCGGCCCGGCTCAAGGACTTGGAGAAACAGGGCCTCTCGCTCGACGACCTGGTCGTCAAAGCGCGCCAGTACGACGGCCTCGACCAGCAGATTCGGTCGAACCCGCGGCTGCGCTCGCTCATCTTCGGCGGCGAACCGGACCCCGTGCCGGCGCGTCGGGAACCTGTGGTGGAGCCCGAGTTCGACGAAGCGGCACTGCCGTTCGATCCGAACGAAAACGACACCAATCGGTACTTCGCGAATCTCGCCAAAAACTCGTTCGAGCAGCACAAGGTCATACGCCAACTGCAGGAACGCTTGAACGGGTTCGAGGGCAAGGACAACGCGCGGACCGAAGCCTCGATCCGGCAGGAGTGGAAATCCACGATCGACACCGCGGCGGCCTACATCAAGGACGAGGGCGTGCAGACCTTGTTCAAGGACGCCATGACCGCGGCGTACCACAACGTCGGCCGCAACGGCAAGTACCGGCCGTCACAGATCGCGAACCACTACCTCAAGGCCCTGAAGGTCAACCCGCAGCAAGCGGCAGCCGCCACCGCGGCCGTTGCCGCCGCCGCCCCGGCCCCCGCACCGAACCGCGCTGCCACGGCGCAGCGCATCGCTGAAAACAACCGCGGACTGTCACGGAACGTCGCCCCCGCCGGCATCCCGGCGCCCGCACGGAACCCACGAGAAACCCTCGCGGACGTCCGCAAACGGCTCACCGGATCCCGGCGGTAGCACGCGCCGATGTGGAGTAACTCATGAAATCACCCGTAGGCGTCGGCGCGTGGCTCGCGGTACTCGCGACACCGCTCGACCGCCACTACATGCCGGGGTCGGACCTCACACAGTGGGACCCGCTGTTCAAAGAGGACTACACCCCCGCGATCATCAACGAACTGCAGGAGGAGAACAACATCCTGCAGTTCATGGAGTCGGAAATCCCCGACGACACCTGGCAGGGCCGGGTGAAGATCATGCCGATCAAGATCGGCCGCAACTGGTCGGTCGGATCCATCGGGCCCGGCGGACGCCTCCCGCAGGCGGGGCGCTCGAGCTTCCAGAAGTTCAGCATCCCCATGAAGGACACGTACGGACGTGTGGGCTTTGAACGCTGGGTCATCGAGCAGTCGCGCAACAAGAAGGGATCCTGGCAGCAGGTTATTCCTTCGGAGATGGAGAGCCTCACCGAAGACCTCTCCTTCCACCGCAACCGCGTGTGCTGGGGCTACGGCGGCGGCATCCTCGCGCTCGTGAACGGCGCGGTCGCCAACTCGACGACCGTGACGGTCGACGCGCCGGGCAACGTGGCCGGCGCGATCATGGGCAACCGCTACCTGTACGGCGATGCCACCTCCGGCATGTTCATCGCCTTCCTCGACGCCGCGAACGCGGTCGAAGCGACCGGCATCATCACCAGCGTCAACGCGAACGGGCTGTCGATCACCGTCGATGCGGCCGTCACCCTGACCGACAACGACAAGATCGTCCTCGCGCAAGCGCCCGTCCAGAACAGCTTCAACAAGGAGCCGGAAGGGGTGCTCGCGGGCATCGACGACGGCACCTACGTGAGCGTCTATCACGGGCTGTCGCGGACGACCTACCCGATCCTCCAGTCGACCGTCATCACCGGCGTCGGCGCGCTCTCGCTGGACGCGATCCAGCAACCGCTCGATGCCGTGTCGATCCGCGTCGGTAAGTCGATCGACTTCTTCGCCGCGGAGCACTCGGTGCGCCGGGCCTATCTCGCGCTGCTCGAAGCGGACCGCCGCTACACGGGCGCCAACCTGATGAGCCCCGATGGCGGCACGAAGGCCGCGAAGAAACCCACCGGCAAGAACATCACCTACGGCGACATCCCGATCGTCGTCGACCGCGATGCGCCCTACCGGATGCTGTTCGGGTTCAACAAGGCGAGCTGGACCCGCTACGTCGAGAACGAGGGGTCATGGGCGGACGACGACGGCCACGTCATGAAGTGGGTGTCGGAGTACGACCAGTGGACCGCGTTCTTCTACATCCTCGACAACTTCCATTGTCAGCAGTCAAATAGGAATTTTAGAATGGAAGGTATCGATGTGAACCAGCTCATAGCCCACGCGGCTTAGAGCTTTTTCACAGGTTCAACATGACGCTGACCTTGGTGGCGCGGAGTCGTGGCGGCTTCTTCGAGGCTCCAGCCTCGCGCGAGCCGCGCGTAGAAGGTCGAATGGGACAATCCGGACTGTTCCAGCAGGGGCAGCACGTTGCGTTGACGCACGCGCTGCCCCACACGCGCTGGAGTTGTCAGGATCAGTTCCGTCGACCATCCTCGCCGGAGTCGGCCGGACAAGGTCGGGAGACTCAGGCCCGTCTCCTGCGCCCACGCGGTCAGCGTCATGGTTTTCCCTGCAAACGTGAGCAGATGCACGCGCGACGAGTTCAGAACCTGTTCGCGCTTCGTCGACCACTTGCAGTTGCCCGGCGTGTAGGGGCCGTCGTTGTCCTTTCGGTCCACCGTGTGATTGAGCGGGCGCGGCCCAATGTCGTCACAGAACGCATCGAACGAGTCGCGCCATCGCTGGCACACCGTGATGCCGCGACCGCCGTAATACGGGTAGGCCGGGTCTTTAGGGTCACTGCACCGACGCAGCATCATGCGCCACACATGGAACAGCGGGTGTCGGGTTTTTGGAATCATCCCGGCACCTTAGCACTAAACGCAACGTAGAAAACCAATAAATCGAAAGGACCCCGTATGCAGCTCGCGAAGACGCCCGTGTTCACCATGCCCGACGGCGAGGTGGCCGATCTGCTCGTCGAACGGCTCGACGAAGTCGGCCTGGCGCACGACACGCCGGTCATCTGTATCAACCGCGGCCGGAACACGCTCGACGACACCTTCAACGCCCGGCACGTCACGATCCCGCCCGGCTACTTCCGCACGGAGTACGGCGCCGCGCTGCACTTCCAGAAGCGGCTCATCGTCCCCGGCACCCGCAACCTCGAGCAGGGCGGATACGTGAGCTTCATCGGTATCCTCGGCTCCGAGAACGGCAAGAACAAAGTCGACGACGAGAGTCGCTGCACGCCGTTCACCGACGAGGAACTGACCAAGTTCGGGGAGAAGATCGAAGGCATCGACCGCGACGCTCTCGGCGGCAACGCGAAGGACGTGCAGGTCATCCCGACGTCGATCGCCCGCGCGCAGTCGCGCAATCAGAGCGCGTCGATGCGCCCGCAGATCAGCGCCGACGAACAGGCCACACCGGAAGCCGCCGCGGCGGCCGCGCACGTCTTTGAACCGCCGACCGAAAGCGCCACCCGCGAGGCGGAAGCCGAAGCGGCCGCGATGGAACCGCCGAAGGGAACACGGCGCCGGTGAGCACGCACGTCCCCATCCCGTGGCACCTCCGACTGCCGCCGCAGTTCGAGGACGTCATCGGGTATCTGCAGCTCGTCGACCCGGACCTCCGCATCCGCCGGAGCGCCGAGGCCACGAACGTGTTCGTCATCGAACGCCGGTGTCGCCGCGCGCCCGCGGTCAACACCGGGATGCGCGACACGTCCGACATGCACGTCCAGGCGCGCGACGGCTACATCCACGTCGCGTCGGTGCATCCGAACTGGTTGACGAAGCCGTGGAACATGGTCGCCGCGCTGAAGTGCGAAGGCGCGGATCTCTGGGCCGAGGGCGGACACGCCAAGTTCGCCACCGAGGTCGAGTACGAGGAAGCGTGGACGGTCGAGACACGCAAGCGGCGGCGATTCGGGCTCTATCGCGACATTGCCGGCGATGGGTACGACGCACTCAACCGGCTGAGCAAGAACGGCGTCAGGGCGTCACGCATCAACAACGTCGGGGTGCGTCCGCATTCCGACTTTCTGCCTGCGCCTGCGTAGGCACGAGGGAGATCCTCCATGTCGATTCGCTTCACCCGGCGCTCGATTCGCAAAGCGGCGTCCTACACGGTCAATCCGTCGGTCGACGCGTGCGGCACCACGTTCACCAACAGCGGCGCGGTCGGCGCCATCACGTTCACGCTCCCGCGGCCGACCGCCGGCCTGCTCGGGCAGTGGTATCGCTTCCGCGGCGTCGTCGCGCAGAACCTGATCGTCGCCGCAGCCACCGCGGGCCAGATCATCACGCTGAACAACCTCGCCGCGGCGTCGGTCGCGATGCAGACCGGCGGCCAGATCGTCGGCGGCGTCATCGAGGCCGAATGCGTGCTCCTGGCGAGCGGCGTGTACATGTGGGCCGTCGCCGGCAGCACCGTCGGCGTGACCTACACCGTCGCGTAGTCGTGCGGGGCTGCGTGGGCAATATCGTCCCGCGGCCGATCGCGTCTCACTCGGGTTGTCTGAAGGAGTCTTCGCTATGGACCTCTTGGCTCTCAGTCTCTCGCATCCCAGCATCGGGGGCCCGATGCTCGTCCTCGCACTCGTGCTCGGCATGGCGTGGCTCACGGAGGACATGCTCGTCAAAAGCCTCATCGCGCTCGGCTTGCTCAATAGTGTCGGCGGGTCGAGCTTTCCGGCCGTCCTGGCGGCGCCGTCGCAGACGCTCGGCATCCCGCAGTCCGGCAAGACGTTTGTCGGCGTCGTCGATGCGGTGTTCCAGCTCCCGAAGGCGGTCGCCAACCGCGGCCTGTCCTACACGTTCATCTGCGGCGTGGCCTCCGCCGGCGCGGGCATGATCATCAGTCCCGACGCGGCTGACTTCATCGGCGGCTACGCCCTGACCGTCGTGGTCAACAAGGACCTGATCAATACCCCCGCCACGGACGTCGTCGGGGACCAGGTGACGATCACCGAGAACGCGGCCGGGACCGGCTGGTTGATCACGAGCAAGATCGGTATTTTCGCGAAAGAACCCTAACGAGCTGAGGCGAGATGCGGGCGGTGCGGTGACGAACCGTCCGCTGGGAACACCGGCTACACCCCGGCCGGCGAGGGTGGTGTCGAAACCCCCGCTCGCGTCTCGTCTCTCTTCTGTGGAGGACCGAACGATGATCACGTTTTCTCGCCAGCAGCTCCTCGCGATGGTGGCGTTCTTCGGCGCGCTGCTCGTGGGCCTCGTCGTCGTGCCCCCGCTGCCGATGGGCGCGCAGCCGGCGTCGGCGCCCGTGCGGCTGACGGCGCCCTACCGCGTCACGGTCGGCGCCGCCGCGGTACAGCTCACCACGTCCGGCAACGTTCACGGCATCGTGCTCGAGTGCCTGTGTCCAGGCCAGACGATCTACATCGGCGCGTCGGCCGCCGTCACGACGGCGACCGGCTATCCGATGGCGGACGGCGAAACCCTGACGCTGGAGGTTCGGAATGCGAATCAGCTCTTCGCGATTGCCAGTGCGGCGGGTCAGTCTCTGGCTGTGCTGCCTTTCAGTCGCTACTAGCGTCGTCCTGCTCGCGCAGCAGCCCGGGCCTGGCGTGCTGCCGGGCGCGCGAGCCGTGCCCGCGAGCGGAGCCTCGTTTGCCTCGCCCACGTTCACCGGGCCGTCGACGTTCACCGGGCAGATCCTGGCGTCTGACGGCACCGGGCCACTTCCGGCCTATGCCTTTGCGAGTGAACCGTCGCTCGGATGGTACCGGAGCGGTGCTGGGAGCATCGTCATCTCAGGCACGATGACAGTAACCGGTAACTTCTCCGCCAACCTAGTCGGCGTGTCTGGCAGCACTTACATGGCAGCTCCGGCTAGTGGTCATCTGATTGTAGAAAATGCCGGATTAGTGATTGGCGTCCGCCTCAAGGTGGATGCGCTCCCCACCATCGCCTCCGGCTTCGGCACCTCGCCAGCCGTGACCGCAGGCAGCACGCCGCTCGCCGGATCGGTGAATGTTGGCACCGGCGGCGTCGCCGTCTCTGGCGTCATCAACTGGAACGGTACGGCGTTCCCCTCGGCCCCGTTTGTGACGTGCATGAACAGCACCACTGCGGCCGTGCTGCGCTGCGTCGGCACGACCACGCAGTTGACCATCACCGCGCCAGCGGCGTTCGTCGCGAGCGACATCGTCGTCTGGCAGGCGATTTCCAGCAAGTGAGGACCCCGATCATGAAACTGAAACTGACCCTGCTCATCGGCGTGCTTCTGACGTTGTCGATCGGCTCTCGCGCCCAAGAAGGCATCAACCTGACCGTCCCGGTGTCGATCGCCAACTACGTCCCGCAGCGCCTCGATATTCGGGTGCAACCGGTCCCGAGCGTGACGGTCGAGCTCGTCCACCTCGCCTCCGGCAAGGTCGAAACCTTCGTGTATCCCTGCGCGCCGCCGTGCGCGTTCAGCACGGAGGCCCAAGTCACCTCGCTGATCAGCACGCTGAACACCGCCAATCTCTCGACGCGCTCCCTGTGGCGCCGGACGTTCGACCGGCTGGTGATTGATTTCCCGTCGCGGTTCTCTGGTGGCGCGAGCGTGCAATGATCCAGACCCGCCGCGAGTTCCTCGACGATTTCCTCGACTACGTCGGCCACGCCGAGGATGCCGGCGCGCGGAATACCGCCGAGAACTTGCTCAACAGCGTGCTCGAGAGTCTCGCGGGGAAGCACGCGTGGCGGGCGCTGCTGTCCCCGACCGCCTACGAGTTCTCGACCGTCGCTAACGTCCGCTCGTACGGCCTCCCGCCGTACTTCGGGCGCGTGAGCGGCACCGACGGCAAGATCCGCAACCTAACCACCGGCGAGCAGCTCTACCCGCGGACCCGTGAGAGCATCGAGGGCGAGTTCCCGACCGTCGGCACGACGCTCGAAACCGCCAGCAAGCCGGAAATCTACTACTTCGCCGGCACGCAGCCGGTGACCGTGCAACCAGCCATCACCGGCGCGGCCCTCGAAGTCCTCTCTGCGAGCGCGGCCGACACCACCGTGCGCGTCGAGGTCGCCGGGCTCGACGCGAACGGCCAGTGGACGCGCCTGCAGGTCATCCTGACCGGCCTGGCCCCCGTCGCCATCGGGACGTGGACGTGGGTCGACCAGTTTGCGAAAGCGTATCCGGACGGCGTCGACCCGACCACGGAGTTGACCTCGAGCGAAGGCGTCGTGACCCTTCGGACGACCGTCGGCGCCAGCACCCTGCAGACCCTCTTCCCAGAAGAAAGCGCCCGCGAGGTGGAGATCATCAACCTCTATCCGATGCCGGACGCCGTCTACCGGATCGCCGTGCCATTTATCCGCGGCTTTCAGAAGACCTTCCGCGATGCGGACACGATCCCCAACAATTGGGGCGGGGCCGTCTTCGAGGAAATGCACATCGAGTGGCAGGTCCAGGCGGGGGAGTTGACACGCAGCGCCGCGGCCAGCACGCCGCGCCCGGCACTGGTCGATCTCGTGAGTCTGGAAAACTCGGCTGCCGCACAGGCGAATCGGTTCCGTGAGCCCTATTCATGAGCGAATCGAATCCCCAAGTGGCCGACGGCGCGGAAGACTTCTCCGCGGGGTTCCTCGATACGCCCGATGTCGATACCCTGCCGCCAGGCGCGACTCCGGATGCGAAGAACTGCATCTTCGTCAAGCCGGAAACGAAGGATCAAGTCCGCGCCATACTGCGGCGCCGTGGCGGCTCACGCCTGACCAATCCGATCGCCGTCACGTCGCAAGCCTCGGTCGACGGGATCTGGGAGTTCACGCGCGAGCTCGGGGTCGGCGAGCTGATCGTGATGTGCAACGGCGCGCTCTACAAGTGGGACAACATCTCGGTCTTCACGGCGTTGACCGATGGCGGCGGGTTCACGCCGGGCCTCGTCGCCCGCGCGTTCAAGTTCAAGAACAACCTCCACGTCACCGACGGCACGGCCATGAAACGCTACGACGGCACGGCCTGCTTCCCCGTCGGCTTCGCGAAACCCACCGCGGCCCCGGCGCTCGCGGCCGTCGCGGGGCCTGGCGTCACCGGCACCTACGAAGGCTTCGCCGTCTGGGTCGACAGCGTCACCGGGCACATGAGCAGCCCGAGCGCCACGAGCGCCGCGGTCGTCTTCGCCAACCAGCAGCGCCAATGGACGAAACCCGCCGGAGCCCCACCCGCCAACGTGACGCACTGGCGGATCGTCGTCCGACGGGTCGACACGTTTGAAGGCAACTTCTACATCACCGGCGTCGACCAACTCGTCGCCACCGCGACCTACACCGAGGCCATCTCGGATACCGCGCGCCGCGACATCGGTCCGCTCGATCAGTCGAACGACGTGCCGCCGGTGTTCGCCGTGATGGAGGAGTTCAAAGGCTACCGGTTCGGCGTGCTGCCCAACAGCTCCGATCTCTACATCAGTAAGCAGTTCGATGCGGAGAGCCAGCATCCGAAGGATGTGTTTCCGGTCGGCGGCCGCGGCGACACGAAACTGGTGCAGAGTATTCGCAAGTTTGGCGAGGAGCTCGCGCTCCGCAAGCCGACGATGACCTACCGGGTCACGGGGGACCGGCTGCCGTTTGCGATCACACCCGTGCAGTCCTCGCTCGGCGGCGTCAGCGCCACGAGCGGCCAGGAGGTGCGCGGGCTCTGGTACGATTGGGACGAGCAGCGCGGGCCCTACTACACCGACTTGAACAGCGTGTGGGAACCGCTGGCGGACAACCAGATCAAGGCGATTATCAACACGGTCGACAAGATTTACCTCAACTCGATCGAGTCGGCCTACTTCTCGACGCTGAACCTGCTCGTGTGGGCGGTGCCCACGTCGAGCCCCCGCAAGCGCACCCTGCTCGTCTTCAGCACGCTCTTCCAGCGATGGCTGCCGCCGATTACCGGGTTCGAGTACACGACGCTGGCGAGCTTCACGACCCCCGTCGGCGCGCTCGGGCTGTACTTCGGGGACGAGTGGGGACGGGTCTACGAGCTGTTCGCGGGCGACATCGACGGTCCGCCGAGCGGAACGCACACGGCGACGATCACCGCCGCGACCGCGGGTACGATCACGGTGACGGCGCCCGATGCGTTCTACACGACGGGAGACGGCCTGGCGGGAATGCCCGTCGCGGTCTTGAGCCCGGCCGGCGGCTGGCAGTGGGTGCGCGTCGAGTCCAACACCGGCCAGATCCTCACGCTCGACACGACCAACGGGCGCGCACTCTCGCCGGTCCCGAATCCGGCGCTGGGGACGTGGACGGTCGTCGTCGGCGCGATCGAGTGGTACTGGACGACGCCGTGGCTCGCCGGCAAGAAGCGCCACCTCGAGAAGCGAGGACGTCGGATCCTCATCGAGGGCTCGAGCCCGGCGTCCGGAGCCGTGCTCGAAGTGTTTGTCCGCTACAACCGCAGCCTCGCCTATAGCCTGTCGTTTCCGGTGACGTTTCCGAGTACCGGAATGGTTTGGGGCCTCGGCATGTGGGGGGTCGACGTGTGGGGCTCCGGCGCGACGAGCGCGATACGGAAACATCGACACAACCGCTCGTATTTCAGTGTCCAGCTCCGCTGGCAGAACTACTACCCGAATCAGCCGTTCGAGATCGGCAGCTATGGCCTGACCGCCGACTGGCAGACCAAGCGACTGGTGGCCTCGGTATGAGCGAACGCGGACTCACCCAAGACGTCGCGTACGCCATCGATGCCCTCCGGCGCGACTTGGCGCCCTACTTCGGGACGTTCTCGGTGCCGGTCGAGGTCGTGTTCCCGGCGGCGAATACGGTGCGCGACATCGCGCACGGCTTGAAAGAAGTCCCGAAGGGCTACCACATCGTGTGGGCCGACGGGCTCGTCCACGCGGAGCCGGGGCGACTGTGGACGAAGGACCTGGCGTACATGCGGGCGACCGCCGTGAACGTCCACGCAACGATCGTGTTTTTTACCCTACGGGAGGTGCGCGGTGAGTTGTAGACGTTTTCTCCTGGCGCTCGTCATGCTGCTCGTGGGCACGGCCCCCGCCACCGCGCAGATCGCCATCACGTATACGTTCGTGGACGGGACGACCGCGAGCGCGACAGAAGTCAACACCAACTTCTCGCAGCTCGCCGCGGCGGCCCTGAACCGCACGGGCGGGACGATCACCGGCAACATCGCCGTCAACGCGGGGATCACGATTGACGGGGTCGACATCAGCGCCAGCTTCGGCGCCGGCACCGGGATCCTCGGCGTCGCCTTCGGCGGCACCGGCGCCAATCTCACCGCCACAGGCGGCGGCGCCGCGCATTTCGTCAAGCAAGCGAGCGTCGGCAGCGTCCTCACGATCGGGCAACCGGCGATTGCGGACCTGAGCGACGCGTCCAACCTCGCGCTGCTGAACGCGGTGAATACGTTCACGGCGTTCGGGACGCACCTCTGGAGTGCGGGCGGCACGGGCGCCAACACGCTGCGCGTGCGGAATACCACCGCCGGCACTGGCAACTACGCCGTCATTGAAATAGGCAACGACGCGGTCGTCAACCTTGGCGGGTTCTTCGGGTTCTCCAGCACGTTCACGTCCTCGGGCGCAAACTTCGCTGCCGGGACGCTCGTGCAGGCCAACGGCGCAGGGGGGTTGTCCCTGCAGGCCAGCCACGCCTCGGGCGGGATCCGACTCTACACCGCTGGCTCGTCCCAGAAGTGGGGCATCAACACTCTCAACGACATCACCATCGGGGCGTCCGCCCACATCATGGACCCGTTCGTCACGCCGACGATGGTGGGCTTCGGCCTGGCGACCGGCGGCACCATCGTCGGCACCGGCTATGCGTTTCTGATTACCAACGGCGGCACGCCAGCGAGCGGCACGGTCACCTTCGTCACGTCGTACAGTAATCCGCCCGTCTGTGTAGCGTCGACCTCGGTCGGGACCGTGCTCGTGAGCGCCGTCACCACTGGCGGCATGACCATCACGCTCGGCACGCCGACGGCGGGGCAGACCGTGTACGTCCTCTGTAGGGGCTACTGATGCGCCGCGTCCATCGGGTCCTGTTCGCGCTCGCCGTCGCGCTCGCCGCGAGTGTCGTGGTGTTCGGACAGAGCGCCCCGGCGCTGACGGAGTTGGAGCAGACGAAGGTCGAGCTGCTGCAGGTCCGCACCGCCTACGCGCAGCTCCTCTCACAGTACGACGGCTGCAAGGCCGAAGTCGGCGCGGTCTACAACACGCTCGGGAAGCTGCGCGCGGATCTGGCGTCGAAGGAATTGACGGCGGAGGAAGCCCGCGTGAAAGCGGAGATCGAGCGCGGCCACGACGGATGGGACTGGAACTCGAAGACCGGCGCGTTCACCAAGAAGTAAGGGAGCCTGATATGGATGCCAGTTACTGGCCCTACATCATTGCCGCAGGCGCGTCGGGCCTTGGCGCGTATGCCAGCAGCCGGTCGAAGAATAAGGACCGGGCACTCGAGGAGCAGCTCTCCGCCGAGCGGATCGCCGCGCAGGCCGACATCAACCGCCAGGACGTGGCACTCAAGGAGTCGCTCGCCAACCCGTTCCGCAACCAGCTGGATCAGGCGGGCTCCATCGGCGCGCTCGACCGGATGGAGCGAAGCACCTACACGCCGTTCAAGCTCTCCGGGGCCCCGCCGCGCTACGCCGGCTCCATTCCGGAGATGTCCGGCGGCTACAGCTACGAGAAGAGCCCGGAGTTGATCTCGTCGGCCGCGGCACTCAAGCGCAACGTCATGGGCGCGAACACCGCCCCAACGATGACCAATCCCGCGAACTACGGAAAGAGCGCCGCGCTCGACCTCGTGCGGATCGGGGCGGACGGCGTCGATCCGGCGACCGTGAACGCGAGCGCCTCACGCGGGCCCGGCGCCGGAGGCACCGCCACAGGCCAGCCGACCGACTACCTCGCCAACGTGCCGCGCCGCGGCGGCGGGACCGGCGGCGTGGCGTCCGGCGCGCTGAAGGGCGCCTCGATGGGGTCGATGGTCCCTGGCGCGGGCACGATCGCCGGGGCCGGCATCGGCGCGATCGTCGGGGCCGCGACCAAGCACGCGAAGACCGCCCCAAACGATGTCGACGTCCAGACCGCCGTGCAGGTCCTGACGCAGGTCATACAACAGCAGCAGGGCCGGTCCCCGAACCCGGGCGAGATCGAGCAGATGCTCGCCGGACAAGGCTTGAAACCGGGGGACCGATGGGTCGGGGAGTTGGGACTGCGCTCCTTGATCAATACGCTGATGGCGCAGTCGAGCGGGATGCAGCCGCCGAGTTACACGGGACACGGTTAGATCGACACGCGCGTTTCGCAACCTAAGCCGGGTGGGTTTAGGACACGGTCATGGCGACCGGTTTTAGCTGGGACCTCGACGACCAACCGCTGCTCAAAAAACCGGAGCAGCCGACCCCCAATCCTGCGATGGGCTACGCGTCCACCTTTGGGATGGACGCGGGGATGGCCCCGTCGCCGTACAGCACGGGGCCGACGCCGCCGAACCCGGCCGCGGAGACGCCTGGCTGGCAGGGAGGATCCGCGCCAGCGATGGGCGGCCCCACCCCCTTCGCGGACAGTCCCTTCGACTCGAGCGGCGGCATGGGGCAGACGCCCGCGCCCGCGCCGCCAGGCGGGATGCAGCCGACATCGCACGGCGTCGACCCAGCCGGCGTCTCCGGTACCACCGGCACCCGCCTAAAGAACGACGCCAGCGCCTACGACCAGACGCTCTCGCAACTGCGCGGCACCAATGATCTCCAGCTCAAGGCGCAACTGCGCGACAAACTCGCGCGGGACGTGTTCTCGACGCTGAAGACCGCCGGCCACGAGGTGAAGTGGCAAGGCGATCAGCTGCTCGTCGATGGCCGACCCTACGTCGTCGGCGGGGATGATGGCGGACCCAACACGACGCCTGCCGCTGAAGATCCCGCGCACGTCCCCTACGAAGACGGCGGCATCACCGGCGGCCTCGACACGCTGTACGGGGATCCCGCGCCTGGCCTCCAGCCGTCAGCCGATCCGGCCGCGCCTGATGCGCTCGCGCCGCCGTCATGGCTGAACGACACCAGCACGGTCAACTTGCCCGGCTGGGATCCGTCGCGCACCGACAACGACCCGAAGATGGAGTTAGGCCGCTTCGCGGCGAGCAAGGGCGGCATCCTCACTGGCGACGACATTCGGGCGTTCGTCGCGGCCGATCCCCGCTGGGAGATCGATCCCAACTCCTCACGGGACGACCCACATATCCGCGTGAAACAGAACGAGCTAGATAAGTGGAAGCCCGGCGTGTCGATGTGGCAGGACGTCATCGCAGACAGCGGGCCGGGCGGCGCGAACCGCGCGCAGTTCAGCAACGCCGACGGCGGACCGAGCCCCGTGCCTGGCGCCAATGACCTCGCGCGACCGACCACCATCAGCGGTCCGAGCGCCCAAGGCGCGGCCGGCGTGCAGACGCAATCGGGCACTGTACCAGTGACCTCACCCACCCCCACACCGCAGGCGGCGCCCGCGGCTCCGGCGTTCACGCCGACCCCGGCTGCCGGGCCGACGTTCGGGTCCGGCGGCACCGCGGGCCTCGCCGCCCCATCCAGCGGCGGCATCGTGCCAGACGGCTCGGCGGGCCCCGACCCGCTGACCGCGATGGGCGGCGGCGAACTGTATGGCCCGCCGGGCGCGCAAGGCTGGCGCCCGAAGAGCCAGCCAACCGCACAGGCGACGGCCCCCGGTGGCGCGACGGCCGCCGGAGCCTTCACGCCAGCCCCCGGCACCACGTATACCCCGGGCGAAATCACGGACGACGACATCCCGAACTACAGCTACGAGGACCTCGCCCACGCAGGCGATGCGGGCGCGTCCGATGACGCGACCGAAGCCCTGCTCCTCAAGCTGCTGCAGAACCCGGAGTCGATGGACCCGCACACCGTTGACATGATGAAGGCGCGGTCGAAAGACGAGCTCGGGGAGATGCAACTGCTCGACGACCAGAACCTCGGGTTCCAGGGGGAACAGCTCGGCGTCAGCGACTCGCCGTGGCTGCAGTCGGAACGCAACAGCGGACGCCGGGCGCGCGACATCGCGCTCGTCAAGAGCAACCGGGACATCGAGGTCGGCGCCGCGGCGACGAACGCGGCGGATAAACGCTCGGCGCTCGCCGCCGGCACGGCGTACGCCGGGAACAAGGGCTCACGCAATCTCGCGGGCGCGCAGCTCGCCGCGGACACGACGCTGCGGCAGGCGTCGCTGCGTGGGGACCGGATGGCCCTGCGCGAGTCGATCAAGCAGAAGGCGGCGGAGTTGGGCCAGAGCGAACAGAAGATCATGTACGACTACACGCTCGGGCTCATGGACGATCTCACGCGGCGGTACGGCATCGACGTCGGCGCCGCCATCGACCGCGAGAAGCTGAAACAGGCGCGCACGGAATGGCTGGAGGAACTGTCCTTCAAGCTCGCGCAGCTCGCGCAGCAGGACGCGCAGTTCGGCGCCGGGTACGGCCTTGACTACGTGAAGACGCAGCACGACATCGACGAGGACATGGACGCGCGGCGGCGGAAGGACCAAATTCCCGTGGGCAGCGGCAACTAGAACGCGAGGCAGCACATGGATCTCGACGCACTTCTCGCGGGGGCCGGCGGGGCGATGCAAGGCGGCCTCGATATGTATAGCTGGCAGAAGGCCCGTCAGCTCGACGAGCAGAAGCTGAAGCAGCAGGAAGAACTGGCGTCAGCCCGCCTACGGGTGCAGGAGTTGATCGCTTATATCAACGCCGGGTCGCGCGAAAACGTCGCCGGCATCAACAGCGGCTCGCGCGAGCGGATTGCCAGCAACAACGTCTTCGGCCAGAACCAGCGGTGGAGTCAGCCGAGCGGCAACGTGCTCGCACAGATCGGCCAGCGCGTCGCGGAAGAAACCGGGCGGAACGAACGGTACGACCGACCGAGCGGCAACGCCACCCTCGGGGCCGAGACGTCCCGGCGCGGTCAGGACCTGACGTCGACCACCACGCGGCGCGGTCAAGACCTCACCGCGGGCACCGCGCGTCGCGGACAGGATCTCAATTTCACGCTCGGCACCGACCGGAACACCCTCACTGGCCGCGGACAGGATCAGAACTACGAGCTGGACACCGCAGCGGAGTTGGGCCGCAGCACGCGCGCTCGCGGGATGTACGACAACATCTTCGGCCCAGGCGCCGCAGAACCGAGCGCCCCGACGACCACACCGCCCGTGGTCACTCCACCGCCGACGGCACCGGCCCCTCGTCCGCCTCGCAAGGCGTTCGTGCCGACGCCGGCACCGGGCGGCCCGACCTCTCGAGGGACACAACCACCGCCGAAGGGTGGCGCCGTGCGGTCCGTGACGATGGCGCAAATCCAAGCCATCGCCAAACGTCGCAACACGATGATCGAGGACGAGATCCGACGTGCAGAAGCCGAAGGGTTCACGGTCGTTCGCTGACGACCTCGATGACCTCCGACGCGAGGAGCAAGCGCAGCAGCCGACACGCACGTTCGCGGACGACCTCAACGACCTGCTGAACACTCCCGCGCAACCGACTCTCGGAGAGCGTCCCTTTCCGAAGGGCGGAGCTGCCGACGGCACGTTCACAGGTCCACCCATCATCACCGGCGCCGGCCGTCCCGGCGGACGCGACATCAACCTGCCGGTCGAACCGATGGCGCCGTCGGCGTTTCCACCGATGGGCCCGCAGCTCACGCACGTCCCCACCGGTCCGAGCTTTGAAGAAGTCGTCGCCGCGAACAAGAAAGGGGAACCACTCGCCGCCGCCCCACCGGTCCAGCCGCCGACTCCAGCGCCATCGGCTGATCCGCTCGGCGCCGTCGGCCCAGCGAGCGTGCTCGACAGGTTCGGGTATCAACCGACGCCGCTTGAGCCGACACCTGGGTTCGATCAGCCGATTCACGCCAGCCGCACCGGCACGTACTACCAGACGCCGCCGATGGGGAGTTCTGTCCTCGACACGCCGTTGATGGGCATTCGGCAAATCGGACAGGGTATCAGCGAGCTCGCCACGACCGCGTCACCTGATCAACCGCTGCCACCGGCGCCGACGGGTCCCGTGCGCGTCAGTGCGAAGACCGGCACGCGCTACCAGGATCCGCCCCCGATTGATCCACGCACCTACACCGGCGCCGCAGACGTCGTGGAAGGCGCGATGGCCGCGAGCACCGTTGCGTTGCCGGCCGCGGTCGCGGTCGCTCCCCTTGGGACCGCCGCCGCCTTGGTGCAGGCCACGATCGCCGCCAAGGGCACCGAGCAAGTCATGCAATCGGCTGGGGCTACGCCGGAACAGACGCGGCTCGCCTCCTCCGTCGTGGGCGCCGTCGCCGCTGGCGTCCCGGTCGGACGCATTCTTCGGAAGGGCCTGTCGGCCACAGCGGAGGAGGCGCGGAACTACAGCGCACGCCAAGCCGACGCGCCGCCGACACGCATCACGCCGGAACCGGGCGACATCAACGTCATTCCAGACCGGCTACAACTCCCGCAGGACGTCCCAATGGGACGGCCCGCACCGCGACCGCCGTCGCCACCTCCTGGGCCGCCTGCGGCCGGGCCGAGTGCGCCGCCGCC